CTCCACCTGGTCTGTGTCTGATGGTTTCTTTACAGAGAACACGCCGCACCGCTTTCACGTCGCCTTTTCCAACCCGCGGCGGAACACGGGTTATTTCTACGAGACGTTTCACAGCAAACGGGCGTTTTGGCAGACGCGCAACATCGACGCGCGTGAAGTCGAGGGTACAGACAAAAACCTGTATCAGCGCATTATCGACGAATATGGGCCTGACAGCTACCAAGCGCACGTCGAAGTGTTCGGTAAGTTCCCCAGCGAAGGTGACGATCAGTTCATCGGCGTCAATCTGGTGGACGACGCGATGGCACGGCCCAAATATAAGGATGAAACGGCACCCATCGCTATCGGTGTTGACCCTGCACGCTTTGGTGCTGACGCTACCGTCATCGCTGTGCGGCAGGGCCGCGACATCATCGCCATCAAGCGGCTGAAGGGCGCGGATACTATGGAAGTGGTCGGCCATGTCATCGAAGCAATAGAAGAATACAAGCCTGCGCTGGTCGTCATCGACGAAGGCGGGCTAGGCGCAGGCATCGTAGACCGGCTAAAAGAGCAACGGTACAAGATACGCGGCGTGAACTTCGGCAATAAGGCCATGAAGCAGATGATGTACGGCAACAAGCGCGCTGAGATGTGGGGCGCCATGCGGGATTGGCTGAAGACGGCGCATATACCCGCGGATCGGTTCCTGAAAACGGACCTGATAAGCCCGAAGATAAAGCCTGACAGCAAGGGGACGATCTTCCTCGAAAGCAAGAAGGACATGAAGTCGCGCGGATTGGCCTCACCAGACGCCGCGGACGCCATCGCAGTGACGTTTGCATTTCCTATCGCACACCGCGAAGCACGCGTTGACAAGCGACGCATGAGCAGTTATTCTCCACAGGGAATATCTACATCATGGATGGGTTCTTGAGCATGGCGGACGCTAAAAAAGGTCTGTACGCAAACATTCACGCCAAAAAGGCGCGAATTGCTGCCGGATCAGGCGAAAAAATGCGTAAGCCCGGCGCTAAAGGCGCACCAACAGCCAAAGCGTTCAAAGAGAGCGCCAAAACCGCTAAGAAAGGTAAGTAAATGCCATCAGGTAAAAAAAATATTTACGGCGTTAAAAGCAAAGCTCTCTACAAAGCAGGCGATATGGCTGGCGAAATAGGCGCTCAAAGAAACGCCGCTGCTGCTGCCAAGTATGTGAAGCCTAAGCCTGACATGCGCGAAGGCACGACAAATCCTAGCGGCGGTCGCCCAGCAGCCGCATCTAAAATGATGGCTCCAAAGGCTGCACCAAAGCCTAAACCAATGCCAAAAGCACCACAAGTCATTCGTACAACGACGATGATGAAGCCAACGCCAACGGGCAAGAAACGCTAATATGCCGTTGGTTAAATCGACAGGTAAAGCCGCGTTTCGTAAGAACATCAAGGCGGAAGTAAATGCTGGCAAGCCTGTCAAGCAAGCTGTAGCTATTGCCTACAGCGTCAAGCGGGAAGCCGCCAAGAAGGGCAAGAAATAGCACATGGCCGACCCTACAGGCATCAACACAGCAGGCAAAGTCGCCAACGTAGGCTCTAACCCGCCGAAAACGACCGGCGACGACCATGACAAGATGGCAACCATGCGGTCGCGCCTGCAAATGGCGCAGGCTGCGTACTCTGACAGCCGTGAAGACGAACTGGACGACCTGCGGTTTATGGCAGGCTCGCCTGACAACCAGTGGCAGTGGCCTGCTGACGTGTTGGCGACCCGCGGAAGTGTCCAAGGGCAGACAATTAACGCACGTCCCTGCTTGACAATTAACAAATTGCCGCAACACGTCCGTCAAGTCACCAACGAACAGCGTCAAAACCGCCCCAGCGGTAAGGTAATTCCAGCCGACGACAACGCCGACGTGCAGGTAGCAGAGATTTTCAACGGTGTGGTGCGCCACATCGAGTATATGTCAGACGCCGACGTTGCCTATGACACCGCCTGCGACAACCAAGTCACCTACGGCGAAGGCTATATCCGTCTACTGACGGAATATTGCAACGAAGAGAGTTTCGACCAAGACATTCGCATCGCGCGTGTCCGCAACGCGTTCAGCGTCTATATGGACCCAACGATCCAAGACCCATGCGGCGCAGACGCTGAATGGTGCTTTGTTACGGAAGACATCCTGATTTCCGACTATGAGCGTATGTTCCCAGACGCCTCACCTGTCTCGACCATCATGTCGCAGGGCGTTGGCAACGAAAGCATGGCGCAGTGGCTGGCTGAAGACACTATCCGCATCGCGGAATACTTCTACAAGTCGTATGAAAAAGCTACGCTGAACCTGTATCCAGACAATCAGACAGCTTTCAAAGGCACACCGCAAGACGCTAACCTGCAAGCCATGTTTGGTAAGCCTATTCGCTCACGCGAAGTAGACCGCCAGAAGGTCATGTGGATGAAGACCAACGGGTTTGACATCCTCGACGAACGCGAATGGCCCGGCAAGTGGATACCTGTCGTGCGCGTCGTTGGTAACGAATGGGAAGTCGAAGGCAAGCTGTACATCTCTGGCCTTGTGCGTAACGCCAAGGACGCCCAGCGTATGTACAACTACTGGACCAGCCAAGAGGCAGAAATGCTGGCGCTGGCGCCAAAAGCACCGTTTATCGGTTACGGCGGCCAGTTCGAGGGCTACGAAATGCAGTGGAAGACTGCCAATACGACCAACTGGCCGTATCTGGAAGTCAACCCAGACGTCACAGACGGCGCTGGAGCCGTTTTGCCGCTGCCACAGCGTGCAGCACCACCGCTACCCCAAACAGGTCTGATACAGGCTAAAATGGGCGCTGGTGAGGATATTAAGGCCACCACAGGCCAGTATGACGCCTCGCTGGGCCAACAGGGCAACGAACGGTCGGCTAAGGCCATCGTAGCGCGTGAAAAGCAGGGCGATGTCGGTACGTACCACTACGTAGACAACCTTGCGCGTGCCATCCGGCACATCACACGCCAGATCGTAGACCTGATACCGAAGATTTACGACACGCAGCGCATCGCACGCATCATCGGCGTTGACGGTGACGTTGACATGGTCAAGTTCAACCCGACGCAGAAAGAGCCTGTCAAGGAAATCCGCGACGAAATGGGTGCGCTGATCGAAAAGGTCTACAACCCCGGCGTTGGTACTTACGACGTTATGGTCACAACTGGCCCCGGTTACATGACGAAGCGCCAAGAAGCCCTCGACGCCATGAGCCAGATTTTGCAGTCCAACCCTGCACTTTGGTCGGTTGCAGGTGATCTGTTCATCAAGAATATGGATTGGCCCGGCGCGCAAGAAATGGCGGAGCGGTTCAAGAAAATCCTTGATCCGAAGGTATTGTCGGAAGGCGATCAGTCGCCTGAGATGATGGCCGCACAGCAGCAGATGGAAGCCATGACACAAGAACTGAACCGGATGACAGACATCATCCAGAACGTTCAGGACAGCGTCGCGCAGCGCGAAGTGGACATCAAGGAATACAAGGCACAGGTAGACGCATACGACGCCGAAACGAAGCGCATTTCTGCGGTTCAGAACAGTATGTCACCTGAACAAATTCAGGACATCGTCATGGGTACAATCGCAGCGGCGATGGACACAGGCGACCTGATTGGCGGCGCACCTGAGATGCGTGAGCAGCCCGAGATGGACGACGAGATGATGCAGCCCCAGCAGCCGCCAATGCCTGAGATGGGCATGGAAGAAATGCCTGAGATGCAGCAAATGCCCGAAATGGGTATGGAAGAAGCAATGGCACCGCCAGAAGAACCCGGCCAATCGCCTGAAGGAATGATGTAATGAGTTGCGCTGATTTTGTAGGAACACTGTTTTTGGCGCGCGATGTGGCTCACTCGACGCATTTGAACACACGCAGCTTTGCCAAGCACTCCGCTTTGAACGAGTTTTACGACGAAGTGATCGAACTGGCGGACAAATTTGCCGAAGCCTATCAGGGTAAATACGGCCTTATCGGCCCTATTTCGCTCATGTCGGCTAAGAAGACGAACAACATTGTCGAGTTTCTAGAAGGTCAGGTAGACGAACTGATGGAAATGCGGTATAAAGTCGTCGATAAGGATTGCACTCCAATCCAAAACATTATCGACGAGATTTTTGGGCTGTATTATTCAACCCTTTATAAACTCAAATTTTTGGCGTGAGGTCACTATGGAACTGTTAAACCCACTAAGCAAAGCTGATTATCCTGCGTACAGCGTAGCCTACACCGGCACTGCTGGTAACACATCCACATGGCCTCCCGGCGCGCAAGGCGTTGTCGTATGGTCTGACCAAGCCTGCTACGTCGAAGTCGGCGTCGACGCAGTCGCTACGACGGCCAGCACACCGATCCCACCGTTTACGCCAATTCCTTTTGTGTTGACTGTCAACACGTCGGGCGCGCCGTGGCGCGTAAGCGCAGTCCAAGTGTCAACAGGCGGCACTGTGTATTGCAAGCCGATTAACCGGAACTAATAAGTGGGTTTTGGTGGCGCCCTTCGTAACGGTATTGCGCTCGGTTTGGGCAGCATTATTTCGTTTTTTTCAGGCTACGGCCCAGATCAAGCGCAGGGCAATCTTGAAACTGAAAACGGAGACAACCTCGTCCAAGAGGACGGTGGGTTATTACTTTTGGAGTAGACTATGGCCGATAAAAAAATCTCCGCTTTGACCGGCGCTTCGACACCGTTGGCGGGTACTGAAGTTCTTCCTATTGTTCAATCTGGCACTACAGTAAAAGTCAGCGTTGATAACTTGACAACAGGAAAAACTGTAGCCGCCGCGGGCCTTAATATCGACGCAAATAGCGCGACTACGGCTGTTCGTATTACCCAAACAGGGGCTGGAAACGCTCTTCTTGTTGAAGATAGCGCGACTACAGACGCATCGCCTTTTGTGGTTACTACTGCGGGCGACGTGGGTGTAGGGACTGCAAGCCCTGCAACAAAATTGCACGTTGCTACATTAGCGGATGGCGAGGCATTTCGCGTACAGCGTGCCAGCGGTACTAATGTCACGCTTATGCGCGTTAACATGAACGAAGTAGCGAACACCGCCACCATTGAAGTTACCGCAGGCGCTGGCAACCCCGCACTAGAACTTGCTACTGTCGGCGCTACGCGCGTGCGTATTTCAGATGCAGGCAATGTTTCCATAGGGACAGGTTCATTAGCTACTACAGCAACTAATGGTTTTCCTTATATTCCTACTTGCGCGGGCGTACCTACAGGGACTCCAACCACAGTTTCAGGTTTTGCGCCAATGGTTGCAGATAGCACTAATAGCAAGCTGTACGTCTATCTTGGCGGCGCTTGGCGCATAATGAACTAAGGGCTTTTTAATGTCGCTACCCATACATAAGGAAATATTACTGTGACAACAGTTTCTCTATCGTCGCTGGGTGGGGCGGGTTGGCAATTTTTTGATGCTAACGGAGTCCCTCTTTCTGGGGGTAAGCTATATGCTTACGCAGCCGGCACGACAACACTCGCCACTACGTACACCAGCAACACTGGCGTCACAGCTAACTCTAACCCTATAATTTTGGA